CCAGAATGTGTTGCCGCTTCTGGATATCCCTGTCGGCCTCGATGAGCAATTGCCGCCTGGTCCCCAACCGCCACATATCGCGATGAACGATAGTTACTTGGCCCTTAGTATTGCTGGCGGCGGTATCCGAGATTTTCCCGTCCGCCTCCGTTTTGCCAGCCTCAGAGGAGACGATGATGGGAATGCCCCAGATGCTCGCCAGTTGGCCGTTCAGGATAGTAGCTCTCGCCCCAAATTTGTCAACGGTAATGACCTCATCGAGCTTGAGGCATTGAAGATAGGTTTCCACATCCATGATGGCCGCCAGGCGCGTCGGCGAAGCTGCGTATTTGTCCATCAGAGCCATAATGGCGATAAACATGTCCGCCGTTGGGGCCCCGGCCTGATTGGTTCCATTGGCGGTAACATCCACCAGCCAGAGATGACGCAATCCATCCCAGATGAGATACATACTGTCATCGGCGGGATCGGCGTCATCCAAATTGATATTACCGGTAGCAGCGTTGGTAGTGTCCCCGTTGAGACACACATTATCAAGCGCTTCCGCCGCGTTGCGGCTCAACGTCCGCCTGATTTCAGGCACTAGGGCGATAACGGCATCTTCCGACAGGTGATACGAGAAGTCCACCTCGGCTACCAGCTCGCTACTAGCATCGAGTTGCACCTTGTGGGTAGCCAGGTCGGATGCGGTGGTAGCGGTGTTCTGCGTTCCCAGCCGGAAAGTGGCGTCTCCCAAACTCAGGGGATAGGTATCTTTCTCGGCCCGCATAGCGTAAACGGGCCCGAAAAGGCCCGCTATGCGGGTCGCCAGCCACACATCGTCCCATACAGCGGTGGCGAATGCCTCACCCACCAGCTCATCGCCCGTCGCGGATCCGGTGCTAGTCATGGCCTTGAGCGCCGCCGCCAGTTCCCGATCCCGCGCCATCTCGCCAGAGACGAAATCGGCGACTCGCAGAAGCTCCCTACGGTCAGCCCCCGTCAGTTTCTCAGCGGTGGCTCGGCAGATGTTTTGAGCAAACCACAAGTCGATGACCTTTGCCCCGTCGTACCGCCCGCCTACGACCTCACGCTCCTTGATGGCCTTGATGCCCATCTCTTTGGGCTGCTGGCCCTCCGGGGTAGCCCAGATAGCTTCGCCCTTCCGAATGGGCTGCTCATCTTTCATGTCATCCAGGATGCGCTTGACCTCTTCCCTTAACGCATCGGGGTCAAGCGTGGCGTCGTCATTCTTGTGTTCCTTTACCGTCTGCTCCAATTCGCTCAATTTCTGGAGCAAAGCGTCCATTTTGTCACTCATTTGTCAGAACCTCCTGTAAGTCGATTATTATTGGTAAAAGCGCCTCCGCAATCACGTTCCAGTCATCGTCGGTGAGTTCATCGGTTGGTTCGATGCGGTCAGTTATGTCAACATCATTGAGGGTTGGTCGGTCGTCTACGGTGGCGGATTGATTCTCACGATCGTTGGCCCGACGCTTGATCTCGGCTAGGGCCGCCCGCTTGATAACGGCCAGGTCAGAACATGATAATTTCATCCCCTCCCGATCCGCATCCGTCTCTGGTTCAGCCCAGGAGGATAAGCCATAGTCACCCGGCCCGGAGGGAAAAGAGCATTGTAGCGGCGATTTCGGCCCCTGACGCGGGCCGATGCTGTCCGTTGAAGGTAAGCTGCAAGACGGCTTCATAGTCGCCGCGATCATCTCGCATCGGCGTACCGTCCCCCGAATTGGCCCGCTTGCCGCCCCTGACGTTCCCCCACCGCCCACCTTGCTGAAATGGCATCGCCAGGCAGCGGCATAATTGCCCTTGAATTTATAGGATGAATGCGTGCCAAACCGATTTTTGGGGCTGCCCGCAAATTTTTCCTCGCGAGGTAATACAAAATAATAATCATCCGCGGCATAGGACTTTCCCTCTGGGGATAGCACCGTTTCATCATCCATCGCCCCCAGTGCCCGCCTCAACGCCTCTGGATTGGCGGGCACGGTAACGATGCTCCACTCCAAAAGCTCCCATTTGGTAAAGTCGCGCCCGGCCTTGCCTTCCACATCCTGAGATTCGATAGGCACGAAGCCGATTGAGGCAGCGTTAAGGAATCCCTCGCCCCAGAGTAGCCTTATCTCATCGGCCCGGCTCGACACGCCCTCCCTGGGGAATTGGAAACGGGCGCGGAGACCCTGATCCTTGAGGACTTCTATCTTCAAGGTTTTGGCGACGGGCGGTTGGCGATAATCGTGGGCGAAGAGCACAACTGGGTTCTTATTGTAATTCTCCAACATCGCCCCCGTTGCCCTCACGATATCCTCATCCCGGTCGATGATTTCCGCCGTTATGTCAACCTCATAGATGCCCTCGGTGACGTCAATCTCCTTGCGAATCAGGGTCATCGGTTGAGAGGCATAAACCTCCCTGCCATCATCGGTCTTTCTCAGCAATCGGGCCATGTTCGGCCTCCTTATATCCCCGCCACCACCCGGCAGCGGCAAAAAATGATGTTCTCCGGCGAGCCCTTGGGGTCGCCCGGATAATTCAGGTATTCCCCACCCACATCGAAGTCAGCATTGAGGGGCTGGCGCTGGCCGTGAGCGGCCACATGCGTCTCCCTGGTGCGGTTATCCAGGGCGGCCATCCATTCCTTTTCTTGCACGCCCGCCTGCTTATAGCCTTCAACATGCCCGGCATTGGCCGCCTTATTGACCTCCGTGCGGGCGATGCGCTCCGTCTCGTAATCCGACTTGCGCCCATTGAATACCTGGCTCAACCGCTCCATAAGCTGGGGGATGCCCTCCCCCTCGGCCGCCCCCACCGCCAGTTGCTCCCTGAGCTTGTCGATGGTAGTGGCGTTGACCTCCTGGGCGAAGCGGATCACCATCTGCTCAATCATGTCCTGGATGGGCGCGGTGCCCGATACGAAATCCACATCCAGGCCCAACTCCGCCAGGGCCGCCATGCCCCCCGCCGTCAATATCTCCTGGAAGTGGGGTGTGAAGGCTTCGACGAAAGCGGCCTCCTCCGCCTGGGGGTCGATGAGCGGCTCGATGGTGACCTTGTGGGCCGCCTCGCCGAAGGCGGCCACCCCCTGCTCCCTCAGCCGCCGGCCCACCTCATTCTGTTGCCGCTGGAATTGGCGCTTCAGTTCACGCTTGAAAGTCTTTTCTCTCGGCCCGGTGAGGCCGACAAACGCCTTCCACATGGCTTGATGCTGCGGGCCGTCGTATTCGATGCGGGCCTGCTTCGTTTGGGCCGGGGCCGCTTTGGGCGCTTCCTGGGCCGGGGGCGGTGGGCCTTCCCCGCCCAACGATTGCAACATGATGGGGATGTAGCCCACGTCACCACCGGGTATCTGCAAGTCCAGCCCTACCCGCTCGAAAGCCAGGTTGGGCGGCGTCCCCATCGCCCATAGTCGCTCCGCTCCCTCGATCTGCTCGTTGATGTTCTTTTGCAGGGCCGCCACGTCGGACAGGTCGGAAGCCAACCGCTCGGAGGGCCTCAGCGCCCCCATGTCCCGCAGGCGCTTCGTGGCCGTGTCGTCGCGGTGCCGGAGCAGGGGGAGCATGGTCAATCGCCAATAAGCCTCCATCGCCACGCGATAGTTCTCCCAGGTGTCCCGTCCGAATCCCATCAATTCGTCGGGGACGCCGAAAATCGCGCCTATTTCGTCCCGACTGAATTTCCGCTGTTCCAGCCATTCCGTGTCCTTCGGCGAGAAGTTGAGGGGGATAATCTTCTGCCCCTTTTCCAAAAGGATGGGCCGATGGGTCTTTTCCGTCCCCCGATAGTACTCATTGATCCACGCCTCTTGTCGCTCCATCTCGCCCGTGGTTAGCGCCTGCTCGCTCTCAATGGCGAAGTCGGGCCGGGCCTGGTTTTTGAAAAACCATTTCGTCCATGCCTGGCTGAACACGTCGATGAGGATGCCGTTCCTGACGGCGGCGATGGGCCGAAGCCCCCGGTACGGCTCGAGCGGATTCCAGAATTTGAAATGGATAACGTCGTTCGGCTCAAATTCCACGATGTCCTTTTCGCCGCGCTTCCACTTGTAGCCCGCCACGCCCAGGTATCCCTTGCGATCCTCATCGGGCACGACGCCCATCCTGTCGGGGCGGCGCGGCCATATCTCTTTTGGGACGCCGCGATTATTCTTGAGCGTCTCCAAAAATTCTTCGCCCGCCAATTGCATGTTGAGCATCCATGACCGCCACAGGTCGCCCGGCGAAAGGGCGGGATTCACGTATTGGAAAAGTGCAGTCACGGGATGGCCCTCGAGGGCCTCCCCGTTACTATCGACCACCTGGACGGGCACGGCTGAGAAGTTGTTGGCGTTGATGTTAATGGCCTTCGCCACCCAGGTATGATATTTGTAAATCCGCGCCCAGGATTCGTAGTCCTCGCCCTCCTGGGCCTCCACGTCCCCACCGCCGGGCCAGCTGCCGATATGTACTCTCTGAGGCAGAGGGGCGGGGAAGGCGGCCTTGCC